TTTTTATAACATTTAACCCATAAAACTCCCGATAAAACACTACCTAAATGATCATGTTTAACAATTAAATTATTTTTTGCATTGATATTCATCCAAGTAGTAACTTTCATTCCAACAGATTCTTTTATAAAATCTAATTGAGATAAGATCAAGATTAAATAATTTTGCAATAAATCGTTATTATTATGATTTACTTTAAATCGAGGTGACTGCCATCCTTCTAAAGGGTGACAATACTCCCATGCTTCGTGTTTAGGAGAACTTATACTTACAGGATTCTTTTTTTGTAAGTCATAAGCATAATTAATTAAATTATCACGTATTTCATCAAATTGATTTATATCTAAGATATGAATCGGAGTAGGGAATATATTTTGAATACTATAATTTAACATAACTTTTCACTCCAAGGGTTGACGCATAAAGTAATTCTTTTTCCAAGAAAAGGTTCAACACAATGATATTTACCAGGTGAGAAAATGACTAATCTATTTGATCTTGGTGTGATAATATCGTCTTCAACATGCAGATTACCACCTCGTAATTTATCAACATAAACATAGTATACCATAGAACATAGTGGAAGTCTACTTTGACCAGTTTTTATTTTAAGTTGCTCATCTTTATCAATATGCCAGTCTCTTGGCCTTGTATTATAATGTGTCCAAAATTCATATCCAATGCAAGATGTAAAATCATACATCTGACTTGCCACATTAATCATTTGAATGCAAAAATTTTGAAAAAGATGTTCCTCATCCAAAGAGTACCATTTTTCTGGAATATTTTTTTCAGTTTCTGAGAGTTTAATGCAATCACTTTGGAAAGAGGGATTACTTACTACATCATCAATTATAATTAACATCAGACTTTTAATTTAGAACAAAGGTCAATAAAATATTCAGCATCAAGAACAACGAGTGGTTTCACGTTGTTCTTTTTTATTACGCATATCGGTTCATAATTACCTGAGTTTGCAGTCGCCTGAGAATATGCTTCCCAGATATTCAGTTTCTCTACGTTCTTACATTCTACACTATAAGGAAACTTTTGTCTAGCAGCACGGGCCATAATTAGGTCTTCACCACCTGCTCCCATACTTCGAGACTCTATGTCCTCTGGATGAACATCTAGTTGTTCAATTAGTTGATCACGAACCCATTGTTGTAATCTTCTACCCTTCGCTTTCGCACTCTGAGTTTTCATCCTCTAGTTGTTTTATAATTTTTTTATAGTCATCAGAAGCATCACGAAAAGAGTCATACAGTGCTTTCATATCCCATTCAATATCAGAGTTTGAATCCTGCGAATGAATCTTTTTTGACATCTTGTTTGATTCCTCCTACTATATATGACTCAACTTCAGTCTCCTGTGGTGCCACTTGAAGACCCTTAGAACTGATCCAATGCTCTGTCCAAGGTAGTGGATTATTACGTGCAGGAATATCATATACTGGTTTTAAATGTAAACCTCTAAGTCTTTTGTTTGCAATCCATTCAACATACTGGTGTAGTAACTTATCATTCAAACCAATCATACTACCATCTTTAAATAGGTACTCTGCCCAACGCTTCTCTTCGTTTACACAACGATCAAACATTTGGTATGTCCACTGTTCTTCTTCTTTCATAATCTGAACCATCTCAGGATCATCACCCTTTCTCCAATTATTAATTATTGATTGTGTGATTGCGAGGTGTTGGTTCTCATCTCTCGCAATGAGGGATATGATTTTTGCGGATCCTTCCATAAGCTTGAGTTCACCGAAAGCAAAAGAGCAAGCAAAAGATACGTAAAAACGAATACCCTCCAAGATGTTGACATTAGTAACCGCCCTATAAAGATGTCTTTTTAAATCCTTTCTTGTCCATTCTACTGTCGGTGATCCAATTGAGTCTGGTCTCCATTGACTACCGCTTGCCCATTCCTGTGCATAGTTTATGAAATTATCATAAGACTCAGTAACACTTGCTGCACGTTCTAAGATACGAGGTTCATTTAGAATCTTATCAAATACCTCTGAAGGGTCTGCATATACATTCTTAATAACATACGTGTATGAACGTGAATGAATCATCTCCATGAATGACCAAACTTCCATACATGCCTCTAACTCAGGTAAAGAACAGTATGGTAGAAATGCCATACCAGGTGCACGACCTTGTACAGAGTCAAGCATGATCTGATACTTAAGGTTAGATGTATAGATATGCTTTTGCTCTGGACGTAAGGTTTGATAGTCTCCACGGTCTTTCTGTAGAGATACCTCTTCTGGTCTCCAAAAATATCCCAACTGTTGTTTCGTTAAATTTTCAAAATGTGGATATTTAAAATTATCATACCTTTGTACACCTAATGGTTTACCAAAAAACATAGGTTGCTTCTTGGTGTTAACGTCTTCAGTATTGAAGACAGTCATTCCTTTAAGGTCGTTCATAGTTTTATTGTTGTCCGATGAAATTTTAAATTGCACAGCTTTCACAGGTTTCCTCCTCTGCGTTTGATAGTTCTTCTACTAAGTTTTTTAATTTATCTGCAGGACTTTCCTGTAACTCAATTGAAGTATCCACTTCGTCAGTTTTGAAATCATATGTGTTTTGATAGTAAGATGTTTTCCATCCATACTTATATGTGGTCAACCAATCATTTGCCATAACACTTGTTGGGACTTCGTTGTCGTCATAGTGTTTTGGATTATAACTCCAGTTACCAGATATACCTTGGTCAAAGAATTTTTGCATTACTGCAACAATTTTAATGTAACCCTCATTGTCAGGCATGTCCCAAAGTAAGGTATAAGCATTTTTTAAAGTTCCATACTGTGGAACAATCTGCTTAAGAGGTCCTTTCTTTGATTTTTTAACGGACAAGTATCCTCTAGGAGGTTCGATTCCATTTGTTGCGTTTGACACAACGGAACTGCTCTCCGAAGGCATTTGTGAGGACAATGTTGAGTGCCTGAGACCGTGTTCCACGATAGATTCTCTAAGAGTTTGCCAATCACAATTGTATTCTGGGTTTGTAATTTCATCTACATCTGTTTTATATGTATCAATCGGAAGAATTCCATCAGCATATTTTGTTGCTTTGAAATAATCACATGCACCTTTTTCTTTTGCGATCTGATTTGATGACTTTAAAAGATAGTATTGGAATGATTCAGATAGTTTATGAATCAAATCATATGCTCCCTGATCGCTATACTTGACCCCGTTCTTTGCGAGGTAATGAGCAAGACCAATAAATCCTATACCCAAAGACCTACGACCCTTTGTAGCGATTTCTGCTGCTGTGACAGGGTACTCTTGATAATCAATCAGTTCCTCTAGACCACGGACTGCTAAATCACATAATTCTTCTAATTGATCTAGGTTTGTGATCTTTCCAACATTTATTGCTGACAAGATACACAATGCTATTTCACCTTCACCATCAATATGTTGAATAGGGTCTGTAGGTAGAGTGATCTCCTGACAGAGATTGCTCATATAGATTGAATCTTTGAATGATGAATGACTATTACAGTGATCAATATTCATCAAGTATAAACGACCAGTCTCTGCTCTTTCCTTAAGTAGGTCTAATATAAGTTCTTGAGCACTTACACTAGTTTTAGGAATAGAATCATCATTCTCATACTTCAAGTATAGTTCATCAAAAGATTCAGAACCAAAACTATCATATAACCCTGGAACATCATGAGGAGAAAAAAGAGTGATCTTCTCGTTAGTAATAAACCTTTCATAAAATAATTTACTTAATTGAATACTATAGTCTAGTTTACGAACTCGATTATCTTCTGTTCCCTTATTGTTCTTTAGAACTATGATATCTTTTATTTCTTGGTGCCAGATTGGGAAGTGGACAGTCGCTGATCCACCTCTAATGCCATTCTGAGTGCAGCATCTGACAGTACTTTCAAACTTTTTGAGGAAAGGTACAACACCCGTGTGCTGGACTTCTCCACCCCTGATTTTAGCGTTGATGCCACGGATGCGACCTGCGTTGATGCCGATACCCGCCCTTTGTGCAACATATTTGCCGATAGCCATATCAGAACTAAAGATGCTATCGAGGGTGTCATCAATATCAACAAGAACACAGCTAGCAAATTGTCTAAGTGCAGTTCGCACTCCCGCCATGATAGGTGTGGGAATGTTGATTTTGTGTTTGCTGATTGCGTTGTAGTATCTTTTGACATAATCGAGTCTCGTCTCTGGTGGGTATTCTTGAAATATTGCTGCTGCTATCAACATGTACATGTATTGTGGGGTCTCGTACAATTCACCATTACTTCTATCTTGTACAAGATACTTGTCAACTACTTGACGAAGACCTGCATATGTAAACAAATAATCACGACCATGATCTATCCAACTATCAATTTTATCCCACTCTTCCTTACTATATCTAGTAGATAACTCATTGTCATATATGAATCTATCTGCACCACCTAGAAGATGATCTAGGATATGAGGGAAACCTGTGTTCCATGATGAACCAAATACTTGCTTATATAAACCATATAATAATAACCTAGCAGCAACATACTGATAGTTTGGAGTGTCAAGATCAATTAAGTCTGACGCAGACTTGACAAGAATCTCTTGAATCTCTCCTGTAGTAATTCCATCATAGAATTGAATTCCTGATTGTATTTCTACTTGACTTGCAGATACACCTGCAAGACCTTCACATGCCTCTTCAGTTATCTTATGAATTTTATCTAGGTTTAGACTTTCAGTTTGTCCGTCTCTTTTTAGAACTCTGGTCCCGTTGCTCATACTCTTTTCCATCCGATAAGTTTTGCTTTTGCTGTTAATCCCTGATAAGTATTTAATTTTACCATATCAACTACATTTTGTCCAGAAAGGTACATGTCATTTATGTCCTTTTCCTCAACAGATTTTGGCCAAATGACTACCTTGTCTCCACGGTTGATGGTTTTTGTAAGTCTGTTGACGATTTCTCTGTTACGAGGTTCGTTATCATAAACCCAAATATAATCGCTCCAACCAAACGACCTAGGATCAAGGTCGGACCCAGCCATAGCAACCGAGTTTTCCAAGAAGAGCGAGTCGAATGGTCCTTCGACGATATAGATTGGTTTGTTTTTGTTGATTCTATCGAGTCCATAGACCTTTGGTGCTTCGTCATCTAACATGATTGTGATGTAACGCAGTTTATTTTTGGGACTAAGAGACCTCCCTTGAAACCCAAAAATGGTTCTGCCTTTCTTTAGTGGAATAATGATCCTTGATTCATCGTTGCTTACGTCAGAGAACGTATACTTTTGGTCATTAGTCCATTCTTTAAAATTCTCACAATAGTATAATTCCCTCAAACATCTGTCTGGTATTTTCCTTTTTTCAAGATATGTTCTTGCAGGGTGTGATTTATTTAGTTCTGAGATTCTTTCGAGATCGAAGTCTTTTTTTACAAAGTTAGGTTTGCTTGACGGAACGATTGGAGTTGGTGTAGTTGACGACTTTCCTGACAAACCAGACTTGTATCGCTCCATTACATATTGGTCATATAGCATAGTATCTTGATCCTTTAAGAAATTCGTGAAACTCCTTGAGGCCCCACAATTGTGGCACTTAAAGTTATGATCATTCTTAAAAGAATAGATATATCCTCTTGTCTTATTCTTGTTTTTCTGGGAATCCCCACAATACGGACAACGGAAAGTATATAGTCCTTCTTTCTTTTTACTGAATTTTTGTAAACGAACTGAAATTAATCCGATATACTTCGCATCAACAAAACTCATTACTCTCCTAATGTATGAATTATAGGTTTTTCTGCTAAGAGTATAGCATACAAATCAGGATTGATTGCAGATGATCTTGGTATAAACTCTTTTGATGCATCAAAACCATCATATCTTTTTGCCTGATTAATTACGATGGAACCATTCTCACCTGATACTGAACGATGATATGTATTACGAGGTATAAGTAATGCCCCACTAGAACGATTTAAATGCACAATATGATATCGATACTTCCAATCAAAGTTAATTAATTCAAAGGTTCTTTCCCCTGAGACTACTCGATTGTAGTCATCTTGATACTCGTGTATATAAAACTGCTTTGCTCCACACACAGTATCATCAGGTGGTGATGTGGCAGCACCTGTATGTACTACAAGATCTGCAGCGTTTGACTCTTCAACTGATATGTCATAAAAGATAACATCGTCAGTCTCACGGAAGACACGATGCTTCTTAAAATTCACTTCATTCATTAAATAATAATTACTTTTCTACTATTATACTCGAAACTGGTGGAGGAGTCAACACTGGTCTTATAATTCTCTGTCCAATAGGACTTACAACAAAAGATATTATAGCAAGACCACCGAATATTGACCACATCTTCTTCTCCATCAACCTCAATCTATCATCTACAAGTCTTATATCTCTCTCACATCCTTTCTTTATTGTCTCTGCATGTCTATCTAAATTCTGTTGTACCTGTTCAATTTTCTCAAACAATACTGCATCAATACGATCTTGCTTGTCTAATTTCTCATTATGGACAGCAAGAAGTTCTCCCATTTTGACAGAGTTCTCCTGTAATGATTGAACGACTTTCTCTAATCTCTCTAGTATTGCAGCATTGACGTTATTATTGTCTTCCACTTCTAGGTGTTTATACTTCAGATATATTTATTATTTCTTGTCTTCGTCTGGTAATTCTTTATGTATCTTGGTTGCTTTTCTAAGAATAGGTAATTTATCTTCTGGTCTTTTACCTCTTGCATCTTTCATAAACTTATCAAATTTCTTTCTGTCCTCAACTATCATTTTCCCTTCCTCTTCAAACCCCAACGTTTCCTTGCTCCTGGCATTTTGCCTTTTGCTAAAACTGTTCTTCTACGCATGGTTCCTTTCATAACAGGATCAAAACCATCTACACCTGATTTAGAAGGGTTAGACCCAAATCCACCACTAGTTCCAGGAGCATTTGCAGTCATCATCTCTTCATTTAAACTAC